GAGTCGGAGTCGGAGCAGGAGTCTCCGGGGTTGGCCGATAGACCTCATACCACTTGGTGGGGCCACCAGCATACGGAGGAGCCTCTACGGGAGGCGGCGCGGGGTTGTAGTAGCTCAGCGGATCGATCGGAGCCTGAGCGTATCCGGATCGAGTCACAGGACCGAACAGCGCCGCAATCTCTGGAGGCAGAGTAGTCGGCGGCGCAGGAGTTTCCCCACCGTTGATAAGGAAGTAGTTTGATCCTGTATCGGTTGCCATTGATCAGGCTTTCGGGATGAGGCTCTTGATCCGACCGAGCATCCAGTTGGCCACGAGCTTCTTGGTCTTCGGCTTGTCCTTGATCCACTTGGCAAACTTCTCGGCATTGCTGTCGTAGAAGCTCTTGAACCACTTGGGACCGACAAGTTCTTTCCAGAAATAGAACGCCTCCCACTGATCGGGGATGCACTCGCGGGCCACGTAGCAGCCGGCAAGGCCGAATCCGCTGAACGCCTGACCAAGGTTTCCGATGCTGCTCGTGACGCCCTGAGCAATGGCCAGAGGGGAATTGGCCTGCGAGGCTTGGAACGCATTCTGAGCGTTCTGTAGAGCGAAGCTCGAACCAGTCTGGAGCAACTGACCCGGACCCGCCTGCTGCATGCCCTGCATGAGCTGGGGAGCGGCGAACGGAGAAGCTCCCTGTTGGAGACCTCCGAGCTGGGCGGCTTGCGAGACGATCGGCTGGAGTCCCAGGGCGGACTGGATGTTGGCGATGTTCTGCTGGCGACCGGCCTGCTGCTGCTGCTGAGCGGCCATCTGGCCTGCAAAGCTCTGCTGCATAGCGGTGTTCCGCTGACCGGTGGCCGCGAGGATGTTGTTGAACGCCTCCTGAGCCTGACGATTGGCGACATCGCTCGTGGTCTGACCGCTCTGGAGAAGGCCAATGGCCTGCTGACGGCGCTGCACATCCGCGTTGGCGATCGCCTCGTTGACCGCTCTGGCCTCGCGGAAAGCGGAGAGGTTGCCGAGGATGTTTCCGGTGGCTGTTCCGCGGGCGCGAGCGGCCTGCTCGGCAGCGCGGATCATCGCGGGATCGAGGGTGCCAGCCTGAGCGAGACCGGCTCCGATCTGGCGTTCGAGGTCGCTGCGGATGGACTGAGCGTAGCCGGTATCCTGCGGGCCAGCAGGCATCCCCACGCGCTCGTAGGTGGGAGCGGCGGGAGAAGTCTGCGAGATCGGGCTTTGGCCGATATCTCTCAGGAAGCTCTCGTACAGTCCGTAACGCGTCGGATCGACAGCTTGAAGCTCCGCACGGCGTTGTTCAGCGAACTGAGTGCCGTACTCCTTGGCCAAATCAAGCTGTTGCTTGGTCTGCTCAGGAGCCAGCGAAGCAAGAGCGCGTGCGGTTTCCCGAGTGATGTCGATGTCCGAAATGCCACTGAAGTCATACGGGCGTTCGGCAACGACTTTGCCGCTGGCATCATAGACCGGGTACATGCCTTTGCCGCCCGTCCTCGATGCCGCTTCGATCTGGCGGAGGATTGGGAAAGTCTGTGCTTGAGCGTAAACGGCTTCCCGGTTAGCCGCCGCCATGTCTGGTGCCCTATATGTTCCGCCCATAGCAAATCCTGTTGTTCATCAGAAGTTTGAAGTACCTGTCGAAATCGTACAAACGGGAAACGCCTTTGCGGATCCCGCCCAGCTTGGTCACGCGATCCGAGCACATGGCCTGCATGCCCATCCAAAGCGTCTGCACGGCCATTGGCTTGGTGGTCGCAACGACCTCGATCCACGCGATGTGACCATTGGGATCGTTTGCGTAGAGATCCTCCGCATCCTCCGCGGAGCTTAGGAACCGCACAGCGCCCACTCCGCAGCACTCGCCATTCTCGTCTTGAACGATACCGATCTGGCGTTTGGCGTTGAAAATACCGATCCAGTTGAGGATCTGGTCATCGTTCCACGTGGAACAAGTGGGCCACTTCTCCTTCAGCAGCTTGGCCGCGGCTAGGATTGTGGGATGCGGGGTCATTGCTGGGGACGAATGGAATCGACGAATCCGGACAGGATCGTGGACTGGAGGCTCATGCGGCTTCCGCTGGTCGTGTTGATCTTGAACTGGATGTTGTTCCAACGCCCTCGGCTGATGAGGTTGTAAGCCGCCAGGAACTTCTGGGTGCTCGGGATGCTGATCGCAGGATCGATCGAAGTGAACGTCCCGCTCATGTTCGTGGCGTACGAGAGCGAAGCTCCGATGCTCGAAGCGTACGGGTTATCGAGCGCGATCTGGATGCTGTAGCCGATCTTGTCCGGAATCGGTTCACCGAGGTTGTACGCCTTGGTGATGACCGTTGACTGATACGCGCTACCGCCATCGAGGTATGCCGACTGCTGCACGGGGCTCAGTCGGGTATTGGGCAGGTAGTCGTTGAACGACCAGACTTGGCCCGCACCTTCACTGAGCGAGATGATGTCGCCCGCGAACATGAGCACAGGGCCGAAGTTCGAGAAGGCGGTGGGGATGAAGTCGTTGACCTGCCAGTTGTCCCAGTAACCGAGCCACGAGCGGGCCAGAGAGTGGTAGACGATGACCGCGTTGTTCTGGTTGAAGGTTCCTTCGAGTTCGATCGACGAACCCGATTCGAGCAGGAGCGCCTCCTCGCTCTCCAGTCCGATGGAGAACGGGCCAGCGGTGACGAACGGAACAGCCAAGAGGTAGCGATTGTTCCAGAACACTCCGTCGCAGTATTCCAGCTTGGTCTTGTCGATGCGGCTGATCAGGTCGTTGATCGGGCTGCTGAGCGCGAGGCCGACGCTGGTCTGTGTACCCGCTTGGATCTGAGCCATCGACCTGATGCCATCGCGGGACAGGAAGAAGACATCGGCACCGACCGCGGTGATCGACCGGTGCGAGGAGCAGCCGATGTTGCCCGAGACGAGTGTGATGACCCAATCGGCGGGATCCTGCGTAGGATCGGCATCCACGCTCCAGATAGAGCGTTCCTTGAATACGAGGAGCTTGTAGCCGAACCACGAGTAGAGCCCGCGGATCGGATCGCCATCGCCACCGACACGGATGGAACCAAGCGGATCCCACGACTCGCCATCGAGGATGTCCGAGAAGTAGAGAGTGTCGGGCTGGATGGTGGTATCCGCGGACACGGCCCACAGGCGGTTTGTGTGCGTCGTGAGATAGAGTGGCTTGGCGGGCGCAGCGAGCGAGACGAAAGCGACCGCGTGGGATTGGTTTGCCGGCGTAATCGAAACCGTTGGAGCCGTGATGTAACCGCTGCCGGGGTTCGTGATTACGATGGAAAGAACGGCACCGTCCCCACCGATTCTTGCTTCTGCGGTAGCCGTGACACCGCTGGGAGGGGCCGATATGGTGATGGTAGGAATCGAGCTGTGACCGGACCCCTGATTGATCACATCGATGCGGCTGATTTTGCCGGCAGTAATTGCCGCGTTTGTGTTGGTGCTCGTGACATAACGCAGTGCGGTATAGCCGTCTGCGTAGAACAGCTTGTCGTTGAGCTGGGCGAAGTAGACGAACCGAGACGCGTCGTTAATCGTCGAGCTGCTGATGATGTTGTACGAGACTCCGGGTGATCCGTAGTAGAGATCCTTGGCACCGGTGTTCCGATTGAGAACGGCGATGACGAGGCGCTCGGAGGCCGCGGTATCGAAGTAGAAGCCAGAGAAGACCTGAGAGTTGGTGGGCAGGTTACTGGCGAAGTTGGAAGTCGTGGACTCCCAGTTGGTGATGATGTCTTCCCAGTTGCGCGATTCGCTGTTGCCGGTCAGCGAGATGGTCCCGAGGCGCGTGACGAGGTTGCCGAAGTCGTCATAGTCCATGTTGATGGCCTCTTCCATGCTCGTGGCAGGAATGGCATCGGGACGAGTGGCAGAGATGACCCCGGTGGAGAAGCCGTTGCTTCCATCCAGAAGCATCTGGTCATCGAGCGCGTCTGAGGATTGGAAAGGCATTAGAGGATGTCCTGGAACGTGTAGTCGTAGAGGCTATCCGGGATGATGCGGCTGATCTGTTGCTGCTGGCCACGCTCCATGTCCTTCATGATGCTCACTTGAGCAGCGCCCTCTTGGAACTTGGCCTGCGCCTTGCCGTACTGCCTGCTGTATTCGAGGAGATCGCCTTCGGTGTAGGCCATCAGTGCATTCTCGACGCCGCGCAGCTCGAAGTTGGTATCGTTCGAGATGGTCTGGGCTTCTCCGAACTGCCGCATCTGCGACTGCTTCTTACCAAGGATGAACAGGGTGCCGTCGGTGTTCGGAGTCGGGATGAGCTTGATCTGGGGAACACCGGCTTCGCCGTAGGAGACTCCGAGGACGCGGGTCCAGTTAACGAAGTTGCCGGGGGTAGACTTGCGGCTATCGACGTTGTTCCAAGTGTTGGGATCGAGCTGGAAGAACGAGACCCATTCGGCGGCGGGGACTTCGATGCCGTCGGTATCACCGCTGATGGTGAAGCGTGAGGCGACCGGGAAGTCGAGGAACATGTTGTAACCGGTCCCGGAAGCGTACATCGCGGTGACGTACTGCGAGATGGTGACGAGTTCTTGGCCGTTGGTGACCGGGGTGGAGACGACTCCGAGGGTATCGTTCCAGAGGCACGAGTCCCAGATCATCGAGTAGCGACGGATGCAGAACTTCTTGGCCAACGCGAGCGTGGCCGAGTCCGTGAACGAGAGCTTGTCGCAGGCCGCTTGGGCTACTTCGGAGGGTTTCATGCGAAGTATTCTTGGAGGACCATCGTCGAGGAAGACCGGCAGTTTGCGTTGATACCGTTAGAGTTGCCGAGATAGTCGTTGAAGTTGTGATTGATGGTTAGGAACGTGGTGTTTCCACCGGCTCCAGTTCCATACAAGTGAACCCTGTAGGTCACAGAAGACGCAGACGAAGGGCTATCCAAGAACTGAATCTTTACGCAATTCATGTTCGTGTTTACCGAGTCGTCAAATTTGCATTGAACGATACCTCGAAGGTCTGTGGCACCACGAGACGAGGATGAGTTGGTTCCGATCTCATTGTTGTTTCTCGTGATCCTGAAAGCTGCATACTGCGACTTAAGCGGTTCGCAGCCGTAGTTGATCATGATCGTCACCAGCACTTTGGAACTGGTCGATCTCGGGGTTATTGACGCTGTAAGCTGTGATATTTCGACTCCTGAACCAGAGCTTGAAGACGTGTATGTCGTTATGTCTGTGAACGGAGTCTGAACGCACTGTGGAGCGTTTGAAGCAGTGATTCCAAACGCACTCGCAGCAGCCAACTTTACCTTTGAATCAGTGGCATCTTTGATCAGCACCTGATCGGACGCGAGATCAACGGTAACAGGAGACAGATTTGGAACCGTGATGTTGTCCGAGTTGAGAGTCAGCGTGTCGGTGCCGAAATTACCCAGCGTGGTATTACCGTTGGCCGCGAGGTCTCCGGTGAGCGTGGTATTCCCGGTGACACCGAGCGTAGATCCCACGGTAGCAGCGCCCGTCACCGACAGGCTCGCCAGGGTGGACAAGCCGGTCACACCGAGCGTGGTACCGATCGTGGCCGCATTGGTAACCGCGAGGCTATCAAGCGTGGAAGCTCCTGTGACCGCGAGGCTTGCGAGCGTAGAGAGTCCGGTAACACCCAGCGTGGTTCCGACCGTAGCCGCTCCGGTGACACCAAGGCTGGCCAAAGTGGAGAGTCCCGTGACATTGAGGGTGCTGCCCATTCCGACTGCTCCGGTGAGCGTGGAGATGCCGGTGACGGACAGGGTGCCGGGGATCGTGAGGCCACCAGTGATCCCGAGCGTTCCACCGATCGTGGCATTGCCGCTGGTAATCAGCGAGCTGAGGGAGGTGGCACCGGTGACTGCGAGTGTACCGGCCACAGCCGTGTTGCCGCTGGCGGAAGCGACGGTGAACTTGCTCGTGGCGACGCTGAAATCGCCGTTGATGTTGGACGCAACCGTGGAGACTTGAAGCGCGGAATCGTTTCCAGAGCCGTCGCTGAGAGCCTTCAGACTAGCAGTGAGCGTGGCGTTATCGGTCGTCTTCAGCAGGCCAGTGTAAGTGCTGGCGACGGTACTGCCTGTGAGTGGGGTTCCCATACTATTCTCTTGGAGGTAGTGCGTACCAACCCTCGTGGATTGTCACGCGGTTTCGGCTTTTCACGGTGTTACCGCTGGCATCTTTAGCCCATACGTAGGCTTTGACTGATTCAGCCAGTCTGACGGGTTGTCCTGGCGGGACCATCACCACTCTTGTTGGGGTGCAGCCCAGCGGCATCAGCGCGAGCAAGGAGATCGTCGCGCAGGCGATTGTCTTTCTGTCCGTCTTCAAGGGTTTGGTCTTTCTGATCAACGATCTTGTTCAGGGTCGCGTTCATCACGCCCTGGGCGATGCTGAGAATTGGATCCATGTTTGAGGAGTTTGGCGTGGAAGATGGTGGCCCAAGCGAAGACACCGGCGAGTCCGCAGTTGAGGATGATCTCGCTGGTTGGGGGAGTGGACAGGGTGAGGCAGTTGAAGAGTGCTCCGGAGGCTGTGAACGAGAGTGAGACTCGGAGCAGTAGGCTTCCTGTCATTGGCCAGCGTCTGACCACTCCATCGGAGCGGTAGAGCATGATCATGAAAGCAGAAACGCCAGCGGTGAGGATTCCGCTGGCGATGGCATTGACGATGGTCAGTGGGTTCATCCCTTGGGCCAGAGTCTATTGATGACGTACTCGACACCGTGCAGGCCAAGGAATCCGAGGACGAATGCCGCGGCGTACTGGGTGTTGGAGTTTCCGATGGATAGGAGGTCTATGACCACCGGCGTGAGGTAATTGGCCGACAGAGTGCCGGCCATGAGGGAGGTGACGGTAGTGAACCAGTCCTTATGTCCGTCTTTCTTGACGGTCATGAGGCTCCCTGCGAAACCAGCTACGATGAGCCCGATGTTGATACCGAGATCGCGTAGCTGGTCCTTCATTTGGCCTTGTCCTCGGGCTGGGCGTCCTGGGCCTTGAGCGCGGTGAACATGGCACCGGCACCGCCGACGGCGGCGGAGATGGCACCGACCATATCACCGGCGATGGCCTGCTTGATGGCCAGCGAGAGGGCGGCGAGCAGCACGGCCACGCCGCCGGCGGTTGTCTTCCAGTTTTTCATTCGGGCTTGGCTTGTGCAGCGTTGAGGATCAGATCGACGAGCGGGAGAGCGGCACGGGCGTTGGCCACACCACCGGCCTTCACAGCAACGTCGATGAGCTGGAGCAAGCTATTGGCCTGCTCCTGAGTGAGTTTGATCGTGATTTCCATGTCAGGCCGCAGTGTCGGAAACGACGGGCTGATCCGCAACCAAAACCGGCTCAACCTGCGGCAGCATCGGCGGGACGATCATCACCGGCGGCAGCCACGGATTCGGCAGACAGACAATCGGGGGATTGATCTGATTCTCGATCTGCGC